ACGCCTAATAGCTCGAATACAGATGTAGGTGGTACATACGTACCTGAACAACCAAAAACGCCTAATACGAGCAATGAGAGTGCTCTACAGCAACCTAAGAAACAACGTCAGTGGATTCCAAGAGATCAATATGCTGAACACATGAAACAGAAACGTCTTGATGAACAACTGAATAAAGAACCATTCATCCCTAAGAGCATGATTAAAGGTTGGGAAGATGGTATGACGGGAAACCCTAATGCAACAAAAGGTATCCCTGAACACTTGTTAAACAACCCATCTCTTGCTAGAATACTAAGGATGAAATGGAAGCACAGAAACAATAATGTTTGAATGCATGTTTAATTATTGTTGGAGAGAATTTATGAGGAGGGTGTCTAGCGACATGTATGATTGAATTAAAAAATATACCGAAAGAGGAAAGAGAGAAACTGCTATTCAATTTTGAATACTATTCCTGTCTTATATGGTGTAAAAGTGTTTGCCTAAAACAGGCACATAAAGCTCTATCTGAAGTGCTTGACAGTAAATATGATCAGGAGTTGTGGGTTGTTCTTACACACATTGGTAGGTGTATTAGATATGGCACTAATGGGTATATCTTTTCACTTAAAGCTTCACATTACTCATCAGCGAACAAGTTTTTTAATATTAAAATTTCTGCTAAAAGAATGGGTGAGGTTTTAACAATACTGCACAAAGAGGAGTATGTTATTTTTTACAAAGGTTTTTACCATAAGGATAACGACAGTTCTGCAAGTGCTGTTTCAATATGTGAAAAGATGAGGTCTTTGTTTAGCGTCAAAGCTTTAGAATCTCAAGGGGCTTCTCGTGATGATATTGATGTTTCAGAGCTTGAGATTTTAGATGTAGAGAACACTCTTGTTAGTAAGAATTACAATCATAGTAAATTTAAGGTGGAGAAGATGAAGGACGTTGTTTTGAAAAACACAAGAGGTATGAAAGGTGTTGCTGAGATTAAGAGAAACCTAAAAGCCTATAACAACTGTATAGAAAAGAATAGAATTACTATTGATCTTGGATACGGTGATAAAGAATGTAATGCAATTGTGTATAAACGTAGGTTTGAGAATGACTTAAACACTTGTGGGAGATACTATGTTAAAGGTACATTCCAGAACTTACCAAGTAAGTATAGACCAAGTATTAAGATTAATGGTGAACCTACAGTAGAGTTAGATATTAAAAACTGTCACCCACTTATGTTAGCATCTATGGATGATGAGCTTTTAGGCGAGGATTTTGATTGCTACTCAATACCTAAACTTCTTGAAATTGGTATCACTAGAGATGTTGCTAAAGCTATGCTGTTTCCTGTCTTATTCTCTTCATCTAAGGAATCCGCTATTAAGGCAATTAGGTTGAAGTTACAAGAACATGAGAAGAAACATATTAGTGCTATATATGTTGTTGACTGCTTCTTAGAACATAACTATTTCTTAGAAGAGTATGCTTATACCAAACCTCTTTATGGGTATCTTCAACATCTAGACTCTTTTATAGCAGCTAAGATCATCAATCACTTTACAGCTAAAGGTGTAGTAGTGTTGTGTTACCATGATAGTTTTAGAATACAGCAACAATATGAAGATGAGTTATATCAAATGATAGTAGATAGCTATAACGATGTAGTAGGTAGTGTAAGTAATCTAAGGATTAGTAAGAGTTGATGTATTACTGTTACTACTAATATTGTTATATACTAATAATAATCCTATAGTATCCCTCTAGTATATCCTACATATTATGGAAAGTAATTCCACTTGTTTATGTTATAAGTATTTGATACTAATATTAAATATTCTTAAAACAGGTGGATGTTTCTTTTGATATTGGTGATTTGAGAAACATGCTTCTATTACAGATATTATGTAAAATATTCTTGCTTTCTGTTGAAATTGAGTTTAACGTAGAGGTATTAGATTTTATTAAGGATGTTAATTATGAATGCAGATGTTAAAGAATTGCACAGAAAGTTTGAAGAAATAGACTTTATTAAGTTTGAGAAAGATTTATATAAAGTTGAGTTTGATTATAATGCTAAACCGAATGGAAAGTATACAGATAGAACAAATAACCAAATGAGACAAGATTGTTGCTATTATCTTCAGGGTGCTTGGAGACTTTTTCAGGAATTGAATAAATGAACTTACCAGTATTAGAATCAAACATTGTTGATCAATTCAAAATGATGCGACAACAGTTATTATCAGGACAAGCACAAATGGCTATGGGGATGCATACAGAAGATATTAAGGTTGCTTACAACATGCAACTAAACATGCTCATAAATGCACCTGAGAGCTTATTCTGGGCTGTTATTGAGACACTAGGTGCATTCACTAAGGAAACTTCTAAAGAGGGTGCTATAGAGCGTATGAGAGCTTCTGACTACATGTTTATAATGTTGTGGGGATGTGTTGACAACAATGTTAAGAAAGAGTTAGAATCTTTGTATGTTTAATTAGGAGCTGTATAAATGAAAATAAAACCTTTTAAGATTTTTAATTCACTTAAAACAGACAGGTGGATAAGTTTAAACAAAGAATATGAAGTTGTTAATTATCATAACCACTATGTATTTTACGATGATCGAGGTGGACTAAAAGCTTTCTCAGACTTTGTTAATGATCATTATGGATATTTGTGGTGTTTAGTATTGGAGAATAAATAATGGAAATTAACATTCATAATAAGCGGACATCAAATCCTGTTGATGGTGTATACATTGGTAGACCGAGCGTACTAGGAAACCCTTTTTCTCATTTAAAAGGAACGCTTGCTGATTATTCTGTTTCTAGCAGGGATGAAGCTGTTGATAAATATGAGACTTGGCTTAGAAGTGAAATAAAAACAAACAAAGTCGTAATTAAAGAGATGCTAAAACTTTACAAAAAGTTCGTGAATAGTGGGCGTCTTGACCTTGTTTGTTGGTGTTATCCAGCTAGATGTCATGGTGATGTTATTAAGAAACTAATACTGGAGAAACATAACAATGGAAATTAATATTTCAGAAGAAGTTGAGATGAAGAAGATACAAGAGGCAATCCTACAAATTAGTGGTAGTGCTTCTCGACTAGGTATTGATGTGAATAAAATTAAAATTTATATTCCTAAAGTTGATCATGAGTATTTCTCAAGAATGATTTCAAATAATCCTAATTGGAGTTGTTCTAAGTATTGCAAAATAGTTTCTAATGATTTATTATTGATCAATAACATTAAGGTTATTTCTAGAGGAGTTAGTGATGTATAGTATCGTTTTAAGAGATTATGATGGTGTAGATATAATCTCAACATATCTGACAAATGAAGAAGCTCAGAGTCAATTAGATAACTTAGTTGAAATTCATAATAGATACTCAGATTTTGCTGATAAATATATTTGCGATTTTATCGTAGATAAATTTAGTGTGTACCTATCAGATATTCCAGAATTGACAATTGAGATTTCTGAATCTTTAGACTTTAAAATTGATAAAAAAGAGTTTGAGGAATTTAAGAAAGATAAAATCTTAAAGGATATTGAGATCGAGAAGCAACGTGAAGAGTATCGACAGAAACATCATTGGATTTCAGGTTTTTGGAATCACTTGAAAGAGAAAGGTTTCTGTGGGGATTGTTTCGATTGGTATGATGAAGACCTAGATAAAGCTAGTTGTGAACGAAATGTCGATTCTGTTGTTTATTTTAGAGATTGGTTTATTAAGAATGAAGATCGACTGATTATTAACAAGAAATTTTTAAATGGTGGTAAGAATGTATAAAATTGAAAAACTAACTGTAAAGAATCGTTGTGAGATTCCTGTTGGTGGTGTAGTTGAGATTGAAGTTAATGAGAGTATAAAAGTTTCTACACTTACTCGTGAAGATGGTACTGGTATTTATGTGTTTACTAACAATTATGCCACTATTCATATACGTAAGAAATTTGCAAAACAAGGATTACTACAATTAGTAACAACACCACTTCCAGAAGGAGTTTGGAAACCACTTATCGTTGTTCAAAATAATGGTGTATCACCGATTGAGTTACGGAAAGACGAAGAGATTGCTAGTGTGTGGATTTTCTCATAAATATGTGTTGGAGATATAGGAGTAACTAATGAGTGAATATTTAGATAACTTACCAAGTGGTAGTGATTATGACCCACCAGAGCGTATTGTTTGTGCTGCAATTTATTATCAAGCAGATAATGTAATTATTTGTGGAATCCGACATGGATCAGACGATATGTATTCTATGTATGATTTTTCTACAAACAGTTATAATGTTCGTCTACATGATAAATACATGAAACAGGGCTTCGTAACGTCTAAAGGTAAATTTGTAGACCGTCAAGAAGCTTGGAAAATAGCTGTAGAGCAGAAACAAATTGTTCGTAGAGTTGGTGGTGATGATTCAGATGGTGGTACGTTGTATTCAGAAAACTTATATTAACAATGTATAACTTATACTAGGTTATCTGTAAAAATAAATTGGAGATTAATTAAGTGAATGGATTTGTAAATATATCACCAGAAGAACTTCTACGTGTTTCTGTTATTTGTATAGAGCAACATCAAAACTATAATGGTGAAGATGATAAAGAGTATGAATGTTACAAAGGCATGTTCTGGTGGAAAAAGAAATCAACGTATAAGATGTCTCCTTGTTGGACATATACAGGCGTAGGTATTCAAACACAACTCTTACAATACATTAATATTGCTGAGAATAAGTTAAAAGATGATAAATGTGTTGACCGTGATATACATTTAAGCTTGACCATGTATTCTGAGTTGTATAATATGCTTAACAAGAGTGAAGATTTTCAACCGTATATTTTTGGGAGAGGGTGTTATTAATGATTATTGAGGATGTTAATGAATTTAGTAATATTCTTAACGGTAAATTTATAAATGGTGTTAAGAATTGCATGGATTTATTCTACGAAGATATTGAGGTTTTCCCAAGTTCAGCTTACATTTTGTTTGAAGGTAAGTTACATAAAGTTGATGTTTTTAATGATAAGGCTGTTTGTAAACTACCCTTTGGTAATATAGTAAATAATCATTTCGTAGTTAATGATGTAATGTTGACGAATGGTGAAGATGTTCCTTTGAAGTTCTTTGTACACCCTTATTTTTGGAAGCGATTTAATAACGATTCACCTGAGTATGGGTTAAAGTTTATTGGTGATGATATGCGTAATCGAATTATTGACAATTTTGATTCATGTGTGTATGGTACAGTTTTTATAGATTAATATTTTTGGGAGTGGTGAATACTAATGAAATGGACAGAGTTTAAAAAGAAATTCTTAGAGTTGTGTGATTTTAACAATATGGATATTAACGATGTAAGTATTGTTAAGACTTATTGGGAGCGAGGTTACACTGTAGAAGAAACTTATGAGATTTGGGAAGATGGGGTTTGATTTATAAGTGGAAAGTGAAGAAGTGCGTACTCTGACGAGTGCGTATTACAAAGGAGAGGTTGTTTGTGATTGTCGGTGGTTATGATATTAGTCATATTGACTTAACAGTGGAGCATCATACTCAATGTCCATGCTGTGTTGCAGAACATTCTGGAGATCGTAGTTGTGATAATCTGTTCGTATATGGCGAAGATATTGATGGAAAGATTGGAGGTTTTCGCTGTTTTGCTTGTGGTTATTCCATGAGTAGTGAACAATGGCGAGAAGAGAATAGTAGTAATTACGATTTTGGGAGAAAGGGTTTGACTGTTGCACAGAAAGATTTAAACAAATTTAATGAGAAGAAACTAACCGAAGATGAACTAAATGATATTTATGCAACAACTTTAGATGAATTGACAGTGAATTATCGAGGGTTAGATTCTGAGGTTTGCAAAGAACTCGGTATTCGTTGGAAGATCGAAGGTGGTAAAGTAAGTGAAATGTTATTTCCAGCTAATACTCTTAGTAATGGTAAGTTAATTCCAACTGGTTATAAGATTCGTAAATACCCTAAAGACTTCTATTCCAAGGGTTATGTTGGTAAGATTAATCTACTTGCGGGTCAAACGACTCAAGTCGCAGATACATTGATTGTGGTTGCTGGTGAGATTGATTTAATCACGGCTATCCAGTCACTAGATGGTTTAAAGAAGTATAATAAAACCTTCAATGTCATTTCTTCTTTAATTGGTGAGGATAGTACAGCAGACTCTTTACGACACCATTTTGATTGGGTGGATAAGCATAATAAGATCATTGTTTGTATGGATAACGATGATGCTGGTAATAAAGCATTTGAAAAGATTAAAGCTGTAATTGATAATTCTAAGTTGTTTAAGGCGAACCTTAAGTACAACGACTTGAATGATTACTTAAAGAATAAAGAAGGTGATCAAATTGCTAAAGATTTATATTGGAATGCTGTTCCTGTACAATCATTCGGTTTGATTGGTAGTGGTAGTTTACTTAGTAAAGCTTTAGAAGTTGTTAACATGGAGCGTATTCCATTACCACCATTTCTAGGTGGACTGGATGAAGTGTTTCGTGGTGGTATTGGGCTACAAGAGATCGTGAATATTGTTTCATCTGTATCTACAGGTAAATCTGTATTTGTGAATGAGATTGTTCTACATTGGATTATGAATAGTCCGTACAAGATGTTGATTGTATCACTTGAAGATAATGCTGGTAGTTATGGTGCTAAGATTGCATCACGTATTATTGGTGAGAAAATCATGGGTATGCGAACACCAGAAGAACGAACAAAAGCACTTGTTGAGAATCGAGATGAGATTGAGAAATTCCTATTAAATGAAAATGGGGAAGACCGCTTTATCCTTATGGAAGATGCAACCTCTGATTTGGAAACAATGAAGAAAGCTATTATTCAATCAATTAAAGTTCACCAAACTCGAATTATTCTGATTGATCCATTGGCTTCACTTATTTCTCATAAATCTCTTGATGAACAAATTGCGTGGATGAACTTTGAGGAAGAAACACGAAGAATTTATGGTGTAACTTTTATTAATGTGGCACATACACGTAAGTCAACATCTGGTGAAGTGGCGCATAGTGAAGGTGGTAATATTTCAGAAGAGCAAATTAAGGGTAGTAGTCAGATTTCTGCTACTGCTACAGTGAATATTATTTTAAGACGTAACAAAGTGGCAGAGGAAGAGGTTGAGCGCAATACAACCTATGTTGACGTAACTAAGAATCGTACAGTTGGTATCACTGGTAAGAATGTTGCTAAGATTTATTATTCGAATGATCATCACATGCTTTTCGATTTTGACTATGCATCTAGAAATAATTTCTTCAAAGGAATGACAAGTCAAGAGCTTTTTTCAACTATGGACACAAGTAAGTCTGCACCTGTAACTTCCTCTTTGAGTGATGTTGAGGATGTTGATGAAACAGAATTACCTGATTGGTAATTTAATAAATTAAACATGAGGTCTTTACGACCTCTTTCTAAATGGGTGAATTGATTATGAGTGGTAAGAGGTCTTTAATCTATGGTGTTGGAATTAACGATTGGAAAGATAACTGTTCCTTTACTAACAATAAAGGTAAAAAGGAACTGACTAAGGAATATAAGTTATGGAGATCAATGATTACACGTTGTTATAGTGATTATACTAAATCTGTTAGACCTACTTATATTGGTGTGACGTGTGATGATAGTTGGTTATCAATGACTAAATTTATTGGGGATGTTTCCAAATTAAAAGGTTATGATAAGTCCTTTACATCTGGGTGGGTTCTCGATAAGGATGTATTAATTAAAGGTAATAATAAATACTCTTTAGATGCTTGTTGTTTTGTTCCTGCCGAGATAAATGGAACATTAACAATTAGGAAGTTACATAGGGGAGATTTGCCTTTAGGTGTAACTATTGATATACATACTAAGAAATTTAAAGCTAGGTGTGGGTACGATGGAAAACGTTTAAGTTTAGGTTTATTTGATACACCAGAAGAAGCTTTTAATGCTTATGTAAAAACGAAGAAGAAAGAGTTATTTAGATTGGCAACTAAATATAAAGGTGAAACTGACGACAAGGTTTATCTTGCTTTGATAAATTACGAATTTACTTTAGAGGATTAATACTTTATAATCCTTTTATTACTTTGGAGGATTTGAATGTTTTATAAAGATGTGGTCTATGATATCGAAACTTTCCCAAATGTTTTTAGTTGCGCTGTTATAGATATTGATGGGAATAACACAATAGTTTATGAAATCTCAAATAGAGTTAATCAGACCCAAGAGTTTCTTGAATTCTTAAGACATTGCGCTAAGAATAAGTTAAAAATGATTGGTTATAACAATCTAGGATTCGATTGGGTTGTATTGGATTGGATTTTAGAGAAGGCTATAAAAGCTAAACAAGATGGTAAAAAACTTAGACTAAATGCTAAAACAATCTATAATTACGCAATGAAAGTTATTGAAAGTAAGAAAGGTGGAGAGTTTGGAATTACAGTAAAAGGTATTCATAAGATACCTCAGATTGATCTTTTCAAAATTAATCATTACGACAACAAAGCTAAGATGACTTCATTAAAACTTCTTGAGTTTAATATGCGTTTAGGTTCAATTGAAGATTTACCCTTCCCTGTTGGTACAGTTTTGACTGACGATGAAGTTGGCGTATTAATTAACTATAACATTACAGATATTAATGCAACACTGAGTTTCTACAACATTTGCAAAGACGCTATAAAATTTCGAGAAGATTTAACACTGAAGTACGGTTTTGATTGTATGAATCTAAATGATTCTAAGATTGGTGAGCAGTTCTTTATGCGAAAGATTGAGGAAGAAAATCCTACAGCTTTCTACAAAGAAGATTCTTCTGGTAAGCGAATAATGAAACAGACAAAAAGGGATCGTATTGTAATTAAAGATTGTATTTTTGATTATATTAGATTTAGAACAAAACCTTTCCAGTCTTTGCACAAATGGTTCGAAGCTCAAGTAATTTCAGAAACGAATGGTGTTTTCTCTGATACGGAGGAACACAACTTATTAGATGTTGCTAAGTATGCTGAAATGGTTATTAAGAGAGAGAAGTTTAAGTCAAAACCTAGTGATATTGAGATTTCTGAATTTCTATTAGCTCACCCTAAAGGATGGATTGAAGAAGTTGAGCTTAAAGCTATGGAGGTTGTGAAAGACTCAGATGGTGTTCCAGTTAAAGAGGAATATCTTTGTGAGAAGACTGGAAAGGTTAAACTACGAAATGTTAAAAAACCTAAAATTTCACATTATGGTTGTTTTAAAGTAGCTGAAACGGTAAATATTGTTGTAGATGGATTTAGATATGACGTAGGTAGTGGTGGCTTACACGGAGCTAAGTCAGGTCATCATAAGTCTGAAAACGGTAAAGTTATTATGACTTATGATGTTGCTAGTTATTATCCGAATATGGCAATTGCTAATCGTGTATATCCTGAGCATTTGAGTGAGTCTTTTTGTGATTCCTATGAGGATTTTTACAATGAACGTAAAAAATTCGCTAAAGGTACTGGTGAAAATTTAAGCATAAAACTTGGATTAAACGCAACCTATGGAAATTCGAACAATAAATACTCACCTTTTTATGATCCGAAATATACAATGAGTATTACAATTAGTGGTCAATTGAGCTTGATGATGTTGGTCGAGAAATTGATTATGGATTGTAACATTGAAATGTTAATGGCTAACAGTGATGGTATTGAGTTTTATGTTGATGAAAATCTAAAAGATAAAGTTTACGATATTATCTCAAGATGGGAAAAAGTTACAGGGCTAGTTATGGAAGGTGATGAATACTCTGATATGTTTATTAATAACGTTAATAATTATACTAGCATGACCATTGATGGTAAAATCAAACAGAAGGGTTTATATGAATACAAGCCTCAGAAAAATATGGAATTAACTCATATGCACAAAAACCATTCGGCTTTAGTTATTCCAATGGCTGTTGAGCATGAGTTGTTTGAAAGAGGTACTGCTGAAGACTTTATTCGAGCACATAAAGAGCCTTTTGATTTTATGCTTCGTACTAAAGTACCACGTAGTTCATCTCTTGTTCTTGAGAAAGATGGTGTAGACATTCCTCAGCAGAATGTTTGTAGATACTACCCTTCGGTTAATGGTGGGAAGTTGATTAAGATTATGCCTCCTTTAGAGGATGGTGGTGAGTTACGAAGAATGGCTATTGATAAAGAGTGGAATGTTAAAACATGCAACAACATGGATGATTTTAATTGGGATATTAATTATGATTATTACATTAGCGAAGCTGAAAAGTTGTTATTACCACTAAAGGAGACAATTTATAACTAAGATATTATACAACATATTCGTAATCAACTCTGAGAGCAAGGAAGCTTTCATTGTTGATGAGGGATTGTCATTAGCTCTAGCTAAGAAGTTATCTAAGAAATACTCTTTAACATGGAGTTGTGATGTTGGTGATAAAGAAACTTCACTAAAAATTGTCAAAGGGTATTGTTTCAGTGACAAGAATGAGTTATCATACCAACAAGCACTAAAGTTGTTTAAACAACAAAATGTTTAACAAACAAATTAGTGAATATTAATTTAGGAGATATATTTAAGATGAATCATACAGATTTATACATTCACAAGAAAACTTTTAAGTTTTTAGAGGGTTTAG